CTTGCATCGTATTTTAAGCTAGGATTAGCTTCTCTAAATTGTTTTATTAGTGCGTCTAGTTGAGCTTTGCTTGCTGTTTCTTGTTCCTTGCGCAGTCTTTCAGCCTTATCAAAATCACTTTCAGTCTTTTCTGGTTCAGCTGATGCAAGTCTTTCTTGTTTGGCTACAGATGCTAGTTGTGTTACCAGTGGCTGAGTTTGACCACCTGCGATACCATCTACCTTTATCTTCTTATCTTTACTTGCATTTTTATTAAATTCAGTCTGGAAAAGACGAACAATCTTTTCTGTTTCTGGACCATATCTACCATCAACTTTTAATGTATACCCGGCATCCTTTAATTTTTGTTGCAGTGCTTCTACATCGGCGTTGGGTTTTCCAGTCATGCCAATTCCGCGACCTAAAACTCCTTCAGGCCATGATTTTGGCTTATTTTCATCAGCTTTTGCTTGAGTAGCAGGTGGTGGTCCATCGGCTTTTGCTTGAGTAGCAGGTGGTGGTCCATCGGCTTTTGCTTGAGTAGCAACTACTTGAGCAGGTGGTTGGCTACTGCTACTTGAACCGCTACCACTTTTATCGCCTTTTTGATTTTTTAGATCAGTGTCTTTCTGCATGGCTCTGCGTAGAGCTTCGGCTCTTTCTGTAGCGGCTCTTGCACGAACTTCGTCAGTTAAATCTTTATTATTCCTAGCGTCCCATAATTTTCTTTGTGCATCTACATACTCTTTGTAATGTGGTTTTTGAGCTACTAATACATCATATACATTATCTCTCATTCCTTGAGATACTTGCGGACCATTAAAATTATCATGATCCAAAAATTGTGGATTTCTAGCTATGATATCATTCCATTTTTGGAAATTAGCAAAATACTTTTTAAAATCTTCGGGCTGTTGTGCAAGTTTTTCTTCTGCTTTTTTCTTCTTCTCTGGGTCACTGCCAGTCAACGCCCTGTGATATATCATTACATTCTTATCTCTTTGGGCTTCTAACTCTTGTATAGTAGGAGTTCTTGCAGTTTGCTCTCCCAACAACTCATTTACTATGGAAGACAACATTCCTTCTTTAATTGTTGGCTCGCCTGGTTTTGGCTGATCTGCCATGTTGGCATTCTTCTGAGCCACTGCTTGTTGCTGTGATACAGACTGACTAGTTGTTGGCTGCATAGCAGGCGGCATTGGCATTCTTTGATTTTGTTGCGGACTTAATGCATTTATCGCATTTCGAATTGCATATATTTGAGATTTTAGTTCATTACTAGAATCATTTTGTTGAGTATTAGGCGCTGGCTGAGTTCCTTGAGGAGTAATCATACCTTGTGGAGCAATTTTGCTTCCATGACCAATGTCTGGTTGTTGTCCTGGAATTTGTGTTTGGTTTGTTGGTGTATTTGTTGAGTTTGGTACAGGCGCATTGTCAGAAGGCTGTGTTTGTATAGCGTTCGACTTTGGCGCTGTAATATCGGGAGGCTCGGTTGTCGCATTTCTACTAGCACCAGGCGCAGGATTACTAGAAGGGCCGGCTTCTAGTTCTATAGATGATAACTTTTCAACCAGTTCCCTGTAATTCATTTTTACTTACTTCCACTGATAGGACCTCTACTGTTTCCTTCATCATACTCTGGTGTTGATTTAGGTCCTTCAGTAGGGATTTTCAAGCCTTGTGATTTAGCACGTTCTCTACTGATCTTGGCAAGTTCTTTTAACATAGTTTGATTGAACTTGGTGCCATAGTAGTCGGCATGTTTAACCTTTGGTAGTTCTTTGTAATTAGGATCATTTAATAATGCATCCTTCTTTCCTTCCTGTTCTGGAAGTTGATATTCTTCAGTTGGTTCAAAAGGACTACGCACAACTAGATTGTCTGCGGCAAGTTTGGCACCACTACACAAATATTCATGTAACTCAAATGGTGTTGTAGGATATGTTAATGTTACATCATATATATTAACACTGGTATTGCGCAATTTAGGAAAATCTAGTGGAAGCGATTGGATTGGAGTTGTGCTATTTTTAGCAAAGTTCTCAACTCCATACTTCTCTAGAAGACTCTTAATTGTCTTTTCATGTTCGTCACCAACTTCCCCTGCTATCTTTACCTTAAATTGGTACTTTTTAGCATTAAAGGATTCAGTGATATATTCTTTTAATGTTTTCATGTGAATAAGGCCCTTTAGATTATTTATCTATGTTTTTTAACTTTTGCAGTAGGCTGTTTCGGTCGGAAATTATGAAGGCTTTGCCCTCAACAACACTGCCATCTTCGTAATTACTGTTCTTTTGATCCAGACTTTGCTTTTTCAACTGCAATTCTATCATTTTTAGCTTCTTGTCAATCTTTGCGCTTTTTGCATCAATAGCATTTTTAAGCATACTTGATGCAACTTCAAAAATTCTCGGTCCATAACGGGCTTCTACGTTCATTCCCAAGTCCATCAGATCGTCATAAGCATCAGTTGCACGTTGGGCTAACGAGTCCAACTCGCTGTCGCTCAAATCTCCGAGACCTTTTACTTGCGGAAGTGCGGCAGAAATCTTGTCAAATTCTTCAATAGTGCGCAATCGCTGTTCGGCAGGCTCTTCTACGTCCTTTGGATCAATGATCTCATTGGCTATTTTTTGTTCTGAGCTAGGCGGGAGCTCTAGTAGTTCTTCTAACTTCTTGGTCATCTCTTTTTCCCGTTATGAAAAATGTCTTGCTCATTAATTATCCTAAAGACAATACCGTTCTGCTTACACCAGGCCCCAGCGGCGGCCCATTTTGCTTGATTTTTGACGTATTGTGCTTGGTTGTACGGGTTTTTGCCCACTCGCTCCTTAAGCATTTGACTTGCAGGTTTGATTTCTATCAATTCTGTTAATTTTTTACCATGTTTGTTTTCGTATTGTATCAAGAAATCTGGAACATATACGGTTGGTCTACCAGTTAAAGGGTCTTGATATGGTATTTTTACCCCTTCGCTGGCCCAATTAGTGATGTTAGGGTGATTGTCACACATGTTCATGAATGTCCACTCCCAACTGCTACGATAAATTGGTTCTCTATTCCCCACATACTTGTGTGGATTTTTTAAAATGAATTTTCCTTTGGCAAATCTTGCTAAACTCATGCTCGTATATTACGTTTTACGTTATCTGCTGGGGTCAATTTCCTTATCAACCCTAAACTACTGGTCTTTACTCTATTAAAATTTAAAATGCTGAGTAAAAATTCATTTAACTGCAAATCATTATATCCATTTAATGCATCAATTATCTCTTGTGGCTTATAATTGCTTTGCTTTGCCGTTTTTAGTAACACATAAGATATATTTTCAGAACTAGATTTGTCAAAACCCTTACTTTCAAAAAATCCTACTAGTGCATCAACACTAGTGACGTCAATTTCCGTTGGCTTTGTGTAATAGCTGTCGAAATATCTTACAACTTTTTGTAAACTAGACAGTGTTTCATTAGAAGGTAAGTTCGTATACGTTGCCATCTTTATTTTCTCTTAATTTTTTACTTGAACAGCGGTTGTGACGTTTGGATTATTTGACGAATTATCTACTTCTGCTGTTCCAGTGTTGCTTATATCAGTTCTAGCACTTGCTTGTGTTGCTGTGCTGGTTGCAGTATTTGATTTTGGCACTACTAATCCGTCTACACTACCAGTTGTCCCAGAAGCTATTGAGAAACCTACTGATTGATTGACCACTACTTGCGTTTGTTGTCGAGCCAAATCAGTATTTAGGTTAGTAGCGTTGTTTATTAATCTTGCACTTTGTATCAATGTTGATAAAGCCGCCCTATTACTGAAGTTTGGATCATTGGCCATGTCCTGCAAGTCAGAAAACAGAGTAGTGCCATCTTGTATCAAGCCATATGGACCATATAGTCCACCATCACTGCGGCCAAATATGCCGCCAATTGGGCTTGGGTCTAGATCATAGTGTAAATCTACCATTCCATCTGGACTTGTTCGTTTAACAATACCAGTTCCGAAATAAATTCCTTCATATTCCACAGTAACTTGATGTTCCATCAATTTTTTATCATTGCTGGCCACGGTATCCATGTTCCAACTGCGTATTCTTGGATTTATGAGGGTATGTAGGAAGAATCTTTTCCTGCTAAGTTGATAAATTTCTATGCTTCTTATCAAAGGCTCAGTAGAACTGGTGTCTAAACCATATCTGGCAGGGTCAGTGGTGTTCATGTAGCTATCACTTGCTGGATTTGACCTTGCATTTAATTGTTCTTGTGTTACTGGACTTGGTTGCACGTATCTGTTGACTGGATTGACTGGTAATTTCCCTGGAGCAACGTTATTTCCACCATAATAACTGTCAGCAACATGATATTGATAGTACATTTGCCAAAATTCTCTAACTAGACCCTTGTTGTCATCCCAAAGAGTCATGTTAATAGGTTGATAAGTGACTTTTGTGTATACTGGTTGCTTTCTATTGTAAATGTTTAGGGTGGTTCCATCCAAACTTACTTTAGGCAAGTCACATTTGTTAACCAGCATACCTAATTCTAAGTCTTGCATGGTAGAAACCCATGTGGACCCGTCAGTTACGTTGGGATTTATCCTAAATCTTACAAAATAAAGGAAACCGTGCTTAGGTGCAAGCCTGTAGTAGTTTTGTACAAACAGCCTACTGGCATGTTGATAGTCTTTTAAGTTGGTGTTTTTTAAATCACCACTGATGCTATCTAGAAAATTAGTGAATACGTTGGCCATGTCAATATTTAGCCATTAAAAAAGCCCAGAAAAAATCTGAGCTTTTTTAGGATCCGCTCCCAGTGTATTTTAGCCTGTCAAAGTTTGACGTAAAGCACGGCCAACAAATGTACCAATACCATTAGGATTGCCTGCGCCGTTTAATTGCAACGCATTATCATATTGTATGGACATTTGAATGTCAACTGGTGCGCTTTCTGCGTAAGATAACTCATTGTAATTGATATCTGTTAGGAAGCATCCATATAGTTCAAATGTTTCTAGAACGTTAGGCTCTTGCCCACCGTTACCACCATCAAGAATTTGTATTCTTGTTGTGAACTTATAGTCACTACCTGCGGCAGCACTTACTTGCTCCAACATATCAAATTGCTTCTGTACTTGCTCACCGATCAAACGACTTACTGCGCCATTTACATCATCACGAACAGTCATTTGGATAGGTTGCCATGTATGCTTACCAGCATAGAAGATCTTGCTGTTGTAAACATCAATAGTTTGACTATCAAACTGTACGTTAGGACGTGAAACAGTCATAACTTGCTTGGTAAGTTCTGTTGATGGTTTGGTGACTCCAAAACTATCTAGTACCACTCTAAATCTATACTTGAGCTTGGGCATCAATAGACCCTGAGATGGGGTACTTTGACCGCCAGGAACGGGTACTGTGAATCTGCTTAAACTTGTGATTGCCATTTATAGCTCCTTATTGACGTGACTTAATATCGCCTACATTCTTCAATCTTAGAGGAATGTAAATGAATTCAACTGATTTAACTGGTTCAACTGCGATATCAACATATAGTTGGTTATTAGCAATAATACTTGCTGTATTGTTTTGCTCGTCGCATTGAACAATGAAATCATATATACCACGCAAGCTGACCAAATCTAACAATAAACTTTCGCAAACATTTTTAATTTCACTGCGTGTTTGCTTGTCGTTTGGTTCAAACAAGAATGGCTTAGTAATAATGCCTAGTTGTCTACGTAGATAGCTTACTAAACGAGCTACGTTGATACGATCTAGACTACTATTGACTCCAGTCTTTGTGTATTGTCCAAACGCAACTAAACCAGCACCTGGAATATTTGTGATTGGATTGATCTTAACAGCGGCCATTTGATCTCTAGTAGCTTGATTCAAGCTAATTGGAATAAAACTTCCGTCTTTCAAATAACCAACTGAAGTAGCGTTAGTAATACCACCACGACGTGTACCTGCTGGAGCAAACCATTGGAAACTGCGCTGATCGCTAACTGCGATTGTGCGTAGCATCATGTGGCTTGGTGGGACAACAACGTTTGTTCCACTTAGGTCAGTTGACAATCCACTTGGATAGTAAATTGCCAAATGGTCACTGTTGGTGTGAAGACCATCTTCGCCATCAATACCAGTGTTTAGGTAATCAGTACCATATTGTACTAGGCTGTTTGCGTTGCTTTCTAGTCTCATTGGTGTATCACCAACAACTAGTGCTGTTCCGTTACGTGTGCTGTTCAAGTTAACCATATCGCTGATCAACTCTGGATAGCCTGGGCAAGCAATTAGGTTGAAGAAAATATTGTCTTCGTCTAAAATTTGCTGGTTAGTATTAATTGCAACTTTCAACTGACCAACAACGTATGCTCTCTGTGCCTTGCGACCAAAGTGTGCAACTTGGTTTAGATCACTACCACTTACGCTAACCCAACGATCTGGATAATAACCAGTCATTGGTTCTTCTTCGTATCTTGTATTCTTAGCAGAAGTATCAATGACACCTTTCTTGTATTGCTTGATGTTAAATCCGCTTCTACGTGTGTTCCATAGCAACATTCCACGTGGATAAGCTGTTGGATCTGGAGCATCTGGATCAACATAATCACTTACTGCTAGATCACTAATGTCTCCGGCTAATGCACTGTCACCGCTAGTTGACCAACGTGCATCTGAGTAAATGATACCATATTGACTTGTGTGATCTGAAGTTACGATTGGATCCCAAACTTTATAGTTTCCATTCCAACGCTTAATAACTTGACCATATTGATCTGAATTGCTTGTATCAATCCAAATTTCTTTGTCTACTAAGTTTCCGCCATCTCGTTGTGCAGTTGGTTTTGTGGCTTGTACATATGGACCTGCAGGATCTGCTCCTGGAGTTCCTGTTACATAACCAACCCACTTGGTACCATCATGTATCATCAAGTCAACTTGATTTTGATAACTTGCATACCACAATGTTCCATCTACTGGAGTACTTGCTGGCTGTACACTATCAACGTAGTAACCAACTGTTGGAGTAGATAAGTTTCTCCAATTGCTTACACGATAGTTATATCCTGAACCAGATGGTGCAGTATACACGCTAGATGATGAAGCAAATCCTAGTGTGCCCCAAACAGTACCATCTAGGAATATGTCACCGCCTACTTTGTGTGTTAATGTTAATCTGCCTACAATTTCATCGTAAGACACGTCGACATTTACTAGACCAGCAGATAATAGTTTCGCTGCCAATTCATTTGTAGTATCACCATCTTCTAGTGCAATTTCTACTTCATGTAATGTAGATGAACCTTTAACAGTTTCTGCAACCATCAATGTTTCATTAGCAGTTGCTTCAAAGCCAGTTACGGCTGAACCTACTACACTTGCTGATGTTGCACCAACTGTTGCTCTATACATGATGCGGAAATCCACATCTGTATTTTGATTAAAGTTTGCATTGATGAACAATGCGTTTGCTGTCAAGTTTAGACCACCACCTAGTGGATCCATCTTTGCCAAAGCTTCTGCTGTGCCTGCATAAACTGG